TTCTTTTCCATATTCTTCGTGGTAGTTAATAAAAGTAAACCCAAGAGACTTTAACCACTTTATAGCAGAATGGTTCTCTGCATATACCATATTGTATAGCAAATTATAATTTTTCAATAGGCTATTAACCCATTTCCTTCCCTCTCTTATTAATTGTATTTTATATTTTTTATTATCAAACAACTCATCAGTTGCCACCATCCATATACAACCATCAGATATAACACCACATAAACCAATAGGATTATCATTATCATCAGCTATAGCCATGTTTGTCTGACCATATAAATAAGATAGTCGTAGTGCTTCTTCTGGTTGTTTTCCTGTTTGATAATACGCTTCAATTTTATCCATAACTCTCATGTTTTTTGCAACATGATTAAGATCACTTAATTTAGATTTTCTTAGATATCCCATTAAATACGTCTTGATCTCATATGGAACATAGCTTCATATTCAGCACTTGATAAGACTGTTGGTAAAAACGTGTCATTTTTTACATCTATTGAAACCCTATCTGCTCTACTCATTATTGGTACTTTAAATGTACCTGTTTCTAAATTAATCTGACCGATAGAAGAAGATGAAGCACCAAGAAAACGACCAGTAAATTTATGTGTGGAAGTTGTATTATTATCAGGTGTTACTTCTACTTTAAAGAAACCAGTATCTTCAAACTTGATATAAAAATGTTTTAGTTGTAAACGACCACTAATAATTTCACCACTTTTCTGTCCTCCTGATGATTCTGTTAATCGTTGAGATGAAAACCTATAGTGCATTTCAAAAGGTTCACCAATAATAAATTTACTGTTTCTGTAGTCTCCATTAGCAGTAATAGTACTAGTGCTATTGTTTGTAAGATTAGTTGAATTTACGACCTGTCCTGGTTTTAAAGATTGTGTATTACCTTGAGTATCAACATAAGTACTAGTCTCTCCTGTTGCCAAATATCTACCTACCACTTGCATTACAGCATTTAATTTATATGGAACAGTAAATGTACTAACGTCTGTAGCAGAGTTATAAGCAACAGAAACTCCTGTAGTTGCTTCTGTAACCTTATGATCTAAATGATATTCAAATAAAGCATTAGGTTCTTTAAAGTCAGAGGCAAATGGTATTTTTTCTAAGGTTACTCTAGCTGTACTTTCTCCTATATCATCAGAAACTATAAATAAATCAGTACCAATAAATTCTATATTTTTAATAGCTCTTTTAGTATTAAAAGTATAAGTAAACCAAGCGTTTAATATCTTTTCTGATCTTGATCCATATAGCCATCTATTGACATATAAGATATTAGGATTTGTAGCACCCACTAAAACTAAAACATCTTCGTTAGTTGATACTGCAACTTTAAAAATATCATTTGGTATTAATCTGGGAATATGAATTGTGATGTTAGAAGCATCTCTTATTTCAATACCCTGTTGTGATATATATTCTCTTACACCAGCAAAATTACCTTTTTTTGTTAGATAATAAATAGAACTACCAGAACCTACAGGTGGTGCAGAATCAGTAGATTCAAATTCAGTTGTAACAATAACGTTAGCTGTTGTTGGGGTAAGACTATCTGATGAAGAAGTTAAATTAAATTGTGTTTGATCAGAAAATAATATTAACTTTTCACCCATACTGATAGCATTTTTTAAGATAGCAACTTTTGTATGAGAAGCTGCCACATCAATAGGATCACTATCTATAACAGATAAAACTGTTTCAGGAAAAAAATTAAAAAATTCAGAAACTCTTGAAAGTATTACATTATCATCAGCTAAAAATCCTAATCTATTTCTAAAGAAAAATACATTATTCATAGTCGATCCAATAAAGGAAGGATTGGGTGCAGAATCCAAATCACCTACAGTTCTTTCTCCCCATTTTGGTAAGGTATAAGAAGTTGTTGTACTATCAATCGTTACGTTATAACTATCACCATCAACTCTTGCAAATCTAAAATTACCATCAGCTTGTCTCACTAAAATATGAGGCATAGTGTCGTAATTAAATTTAAATTCAATACCTGCCTCTACTGATTCTTCCCATTGCCCTTCTTCAAAAGCACCTCCATTATTGGTAACAAATTTAACGTAGTAGTTATCAAAATTAGTTGACTCATCTCCTTTTACTTCAACAACCATTCCATTAGGAGATACTGTTGGTAGATCAGAGAATTGCTGTACTGAATTTTTTACTGTAGTTATTTGACTATTACCTTGTGTGTCAGATGAATCTATAGAAAAGTTTGAATTGTCATTCTTTTTTATATGAAGTACAGGACCATTTCTAGCTATTGTAAAACCTGTTAATCCTGATTGAAGACTTGACTGTATAGATGTTGCAACAGTAGTTGTGCTTAATGGATTATCTGAAGCTGTATTCTTTGTAGCGGTAAAACCATCAACCGTTACAGAATAGGTAGTAGCATCAGTTACCTGTCTAAAGAAAACTATTGCCTGCGTTATACCACCTGCTGATAAGGTTGAATCCATTGCTGTTGTAATAGTTGTATTAACAACAAAGGTAAAATCAGCAATAGTTATTGTTTTTAATTGTGATCGTGGATCACTACAAGATAAATAACTAACACCATCAGCTTTAGTAACAGTCTTTTCTGTACCATCCAGTTCAAATACTCTTACATCTGTTGAGGTGAATATAGCTACATATCTTTCTGTTGCATCCCTATTAATAATTCTTACATGAGCATTACCAATTGGTGAACCACTGGTAATTAAATTAGCTAAGAATTGAGTACCAGAACGCTTTGCAAGACCTGACACAGGATCGCTATTAGCATTGTCTTGTATGTCAGCATGATCTGCCTGTTTCGTTGAATCAGCAGCCTGTGAGACTCCTCTCAATAGTGTTGGGATTGCTCTTGATACAAGTGCCATGACTATCTATTTAAAACATTTGCTGGTGAATAAGTATCAAAGACACTTGTTAAAGATGGATCTCCTCTTAATACATTGTGATCAGCATTTGCCAAATCAGTTTCCATAAGAATTGATCTTGCTCTTAATTCATCTTGTTCTGTATATGTTCTTAAACCTTGATCACTTACTAATCTATCAACAAATATACGAGCAGCTTTAATTGTTATATAGTATCTTGCAGGTTCTGGTATCTCATCAAAATTTCTAAAGTAAACAACTGTACATATAAGATCTTCATCAAATTCGTATGTATTATTTAATCTGTCATACATTTTTAATCCACGTTGTATTGCATCAATTGAAGGGTGCTGATGAATATTAGGATCAATTCTTAAGATATCTGTAGCTATTGATATTTCTTTGGTTGTACTGTCTCTGGTAAAGGTAACGTCTATTTCTGTATTAAAAGACCAACATTCACTTTGTACTGCTTTATTAACTTCAGCTAAGGTAGATTGTGCAAGACGAGCATCAACTGGTAAAAGACCAGTTAACGTGTTTATAGGAGATTCACCTATAGCAGCCATCATAATGTTGACAGCTTCTAGTTCAGTAGTAGCAGCAACAGACATTACATACCTCCTGATTCAATAAGTTTTTTTCTAATCTTAGCTTTTTCTTTTACAAACCTAGCTTTTTCAGCAAGAGAAGTCTTGCCAGTTTCTTTCATTTTATTATTGTAAGCATCAATGTAAGCTTGACCGTTCAGCCCAAGAATGCCTTTTTTCTTTTTATTCTTACCAAACATAATTAAGAACCTTTCTTTTTAATCTTTAATTTTTCTCTTTCTTTCTTCTTTTTCTTCTCTGATGAATGATACATGGTAATAAAAAGGGTATCTAATAATAAGATACCCTATAAATTGAAATTAAGAAGCAGATAACTTGATAGTAGCTGCACACTCTGGACGGAGGATACCGTGACCAAGAGCATACTTAGCAACCATCAATGTACCTTGATACATGATCCCATAATCAGAACCAGATATTTCAGTAGTCATATCCATTAGCTTCACAGTACCGACTGCTGACTTATGGAAGACAAGACCGATAGTTTTGCTGTCGTCACCACTGTATGTGTTGTTAGCACCTGATGGGTTTGATGATACGTTTGACTGAGGTACGTTGTTACTCATCATCACTGGAATACCAGCAATCTGTTGAATACGACCTGAAGCAAATGAACCATTGCCACCTGGGTTAAAGTCAACATCTACTGTTCTTGTAGCTGATTCAGCTAACTTGTAATATTCAGCAGGTGGTAAAACACAGAAACGATCTGTTGGAGGGATGTCTCTTTCATCAAATGCCTGTGCGATGTCATAGATAGCTGCTGCTAACTCATCACCAGTAACGTCAGATGAAGCAGTATTACCAGAAGCAAGAGTAGATACTAATCCACCGTTACCACCTGTAAGTGTTGTTGAAGCACGACTCGCATTCGCAATAACCTTTGCGACGTTTTCATCGTATTTTTTAGCCAGAGCCTTACCTAATTCATCAGCGTATGTAGCTCTGACATCATAGTGATTCTTCAAGATTGTTACCCTAAAGGCTCTTTATCCTTTAGTTCTGCATCTTTGCCATTGATGCAGTTCAGACTATATCTTCACCCCCTTGTTAATACTGGTTGGGTGCAAGGCACTCGTGTCTCCGTTACTTAGTTTCCTATCGGGAGTTAGTCGTTGAACCTTCTAACTTGTAGGTTAGCTTGGCTGCTGATTGTCCTTGTTTTATGGAGGAGTCCCAGCAATTCACCTTGTTATCTATTTGTTGTTACCAACAAAAGGCTCTAATCACTTTAGAAAAAAGCTCGTCTAAGTTTGAGACAAATGCTTGTGAAATAAGTAGATCATCAATAGAAATAATCTTCTCGTTTGCCAAGATCTGGTTTGCACCCACTAATGGGTTTCCTGGTGTGTGATATGCAGCAGTTGCAGTTCCTGTTACTGGGAACTGTGCTGATTTACCAGAAGTAATAGTACGAACAGAATGTAGCTGCTCATTGAAGATGTTATTTCTAGCAAAAGCTGTTAAGACTTCACCAGAGAACACTTTCAGAAACAGAGCATCAAAGTCTGTTCCACTATTGTTTACCAGACCAAGGCGTGAAACTGTGGCGTTAGCCATAATTTAAACTCCTTTGGATTGATTAATAATTTGAGAAACTAACTTCACTACTGTCTGTTCTCTCAAGTGTTATCTGACGCATCAGGCACTATTGATATTAAGATTTTCGTTTTGTTAATTTTTACAAGGTTCGCAATTCC